TGGTGCACACGACCTACGTCAAAAGAACCGACTACACCACTCCCGATGGGCGACCTGCATCGTTGTCCCCTTGTCCTGCCGGAGTGATGCCCTTGCAGGATGAATCGTATGAGTGCCTAGAGTTTGAGGGTGATTCGGTGTTGGGTGTCTGCGTGGCTACGTATCTGCGACGCAAGTACCCTGACAAGAAGCAGGGATTCCTGACCGATGCTCGCAAGGAGCTAGTGAATAACGAGCGGATTGGAGCATTGTGCCAACAAGTAGGACTGGACACCTACTATGTCATCTCTCGTCACAATGAAGAGTCGGTGGCTATCAATGGCAGGAAGAATATCCAGAAGCTCGGTGATATCTTTGAGGCCTTCATCGGTGCCTTGTGGACAGATTGTGGTAACCGATTCAACATTGTGTATTCCTTCGTGACGACTGTCCTGGAAGCCTATCTTGACATTCAGGACGTGGTGACGACGGTGACCAACTACAAAGATATCTTTCAGAAGTACTGTCAGCGGGAGTTCGGGTGCACGCCAACCTATACGATGCTCAGTCCCATGACGGACTGCAAGGATATCCGCGTGCTGGTGATGGACGGCCCGACCATTCATGGACGGGGTCAGGGGTCCACCCGCAAGAAGGCTGAGCAAATGGCTGCCAAGGAGGCACTGGAGAAGTTCAATGCAGTGCCCGCTGCGTAACCACTCGCCCCTTCCGTCCACAGCTGAATCGTTTGAGAGTACGACCATTCGTCTGCAGAACAGACTTCACGCAAATCGCAATCGGTCCTTTTTGAGTCTTGACCTTCTTGGCCACCTTTTTGATACACTTGCAGAACCGCTGTGTTTGGTTCAGTCGCCGAGCCATTGTGTCAAAGGCAGAAGAATATATCCTCGCAAAGAATAAACTAAATGGGCGGCGGTCTTCTTCAGCTCGTTGCGTATGGTGCTCAGGATGCCTACATCACTGGAAATCCCCACATTACCTTCTGGAAGGTACTCTACAAGCGTCATACGAACTTTGCCATGGAGGCCTTTCGTGTGAACTTCACTGGCTCGCCGACGTACGGACAGCGCGTCGTCGCCGTGATCAACCGCAACGCTGACCTGATGTACAAGACCTACCTGGAGGTCCAGCTCCCCGACACGAACAGTGTAGGCACCAATGCTACGGGTGTCAAGTGGACGGCTGCCTATGAGCGTCGTCTCGGCTACCAGCTCCTCAAGAAGATCGAGGTTGAGATTGGCGGTCAGATCATTGACACTCACTACGGCGAGTGGCTCTTCCTGTGGGAGAACCTGACGTCTGGCTTCGACAACTCCGTCAAACTGGACAGTATGCTGGGTGGTTACCTCGGTGGCACGGAGACGTCTGCCGTGTCGTGCGGCGGCCGTCCGGGAATCCTCTACATCCCCCTCCAGTTCTGGTTCTGCCGTAATCCGGGACTGGCGCTGCCCCTGATCGCCCTCCAGTACCACGAGGTGCGCATCAACGTGACGCTGTCCCCTGCGACGGATCTGGTGACTGCTCTCACTGTTGGCACTGCTGGGTCTGTGTCCGCCGCCGCCGCCCTTCTGCCCCAGCTCAAGGACATGTCGCTCTACATTGACTACGTCTACCTGGATGTGGATGAGCGTCGCCGGTTTGCCCAGCAGTCGCACGAGTACCTGATTGACCAGCTCCAGTTCGGTCTCCAGCAGACGATCAACACTGCATCGGCTCGCATTGACCTCACGCTGAACCACCCGGTCAAGGAGCTGGTGTGGGTCTTCCAGGACGCTCGCAAGACGGACTGTGGATCGGATCTGACTAAGAACCTGGGCTTCACGCAGCCGTTCAGCTACGATGACATCGTCAACCGTGCCCGCCTGCAGATCAACGGACAGGATCGCTTCGACGAGCGCTATGGCGATTATTTCTGGAAGGTTCAGCCGTACCAGCACCACACGGGCGGTGCCTTCTGGCCGATGCGTAGCCAGATTGCCGCGATTCCAGTCAATACAAGCAACACAATCACCCTGACGAGTGGCGTTACTGTCAATGGAGATGTCCTCACAATCGCAAGCGGAGCGGGTGGTCTTCCTACTGGTGCGGGTCCGTACATCGTTGAGGGTGCCACCGTGACAACTGCCACTGGCCTTGTGTTCGCGCCGGGCACTGTTATTGCTGCGTATGGAACTGCTTCTGGTACCTTTGGAACCTACAACCTCAGTGAACCGGCACTGGTGAATGGACTTACAACTGTTGCTGTGGATGTGGTGCTCACGCTTCCCAACATAGTGTTCACTCCTCACACGAACCCGATCAACGTCTACTCGTTTGCTCTCCAACCCGAGGAGCACCAGCCGTCCGGCACGTGTAACTTTTCGCGCATCGACACGACGACCCTCGTGTTTGACAGCATCAGCACTGCGGGTATCGCAAAGCCGACGAAGAGCACCCCGTTCAACTTCCGCATGTACGCCGTGAACTACAACATCTTCCGCGTGATGAGTGGAATGGGTGGCCTGGCATACAGTAATTAAAGTTGCTAGACAACAATATGGACGAAGAGCCTGGTGCACCCCCTCCGCATGTCGGTTCGCCGTGTGATTTTCTTAGCAAGGGAGATCCTGATACTCGCACCTTCAAGAGTGGTGATCGCGTGTGTGTTCGTGGTGGAAAAGGTGGCAAAGAAGAAGTGATGGCGAGGGTTGTCAATGCAACTCCCTTCATTGTGAATGTCTTCTTGGACACTGACTTTCCTTCCAAGCTCGCAAAGGGCATTGATCGGACTAAGGACAAGGACAGACACTACCCTCTTCCGTTCTACCGCATCGATGTAGGCAAGTCTGCCCCTAATCCTGGGCCTGAGAATGAGGACCCTGCGGGAGGTCGTCGTCGCCGTCGGAAGTCGGTGCGTCGTCATCGCAAACGCAGAAACACGCGTCGTTAAGTATAATGTTGATGATCATTGTGGCATTGGTCGTTCTCTTTGCGATGTGGGTGCTGTCCAATCCTCAGACGTATTTCAGAAAAGAGTCTCCTACTACACGTTTGTATTCGGAAGGCACCCGCGAAGTCCTAAAGTCTGCTGCAACATTATCGGCGCCGGTTGACCCCGGCCAGGGCATTTTGCGTGGTCATGACCAAGGATATGGCCGATTTCATGTGAGATAACGTACTGACGGTATCCATCCAAGTCCTGACCACTCTTTGCAGATCCATGTCTCCAGCGCTGTTCATTGATCCTCATCTCTTTACCACCCATCTCTGCGCAGGACAGAGATGAATCACAACCAACTGCCGTCAGTCCCTTCGTAGATGTCAAGTGAATCCTAACGCGTGGATTGGACTTGACGCGAACAAAGTGATATCCTTGCGATTCCCAACCACCGGGATCCGCAAGGCAAATCGCGACTTCTCTCGCGAAGTCATCTAGTGGAAAGTTTACGTCGGGGTCTACGACGACCGTGTACGTGATACGCACCATTAAAAATGGATGTGATTTTATAACGGCAGAGCGAAGTAGGATGCCCAAGTGTTCTCATTGCAAGAAGAAGACCCATCTCGAGTTCTACTGCACCTGCTCAAGTGAAAAAGTATTCTGTGTGAAATGTCGCGCAACCGAGACACATCAGTGTACTCTCGTCTACGTCGTGACTCCCCTCATCAAAGTTGTTGCAGAGAAAGTTGAGAAGATCTAGTCACCTCCCGGCGGTGTGATCGGCATGTGTTCCATCAAGGCGTCCATGATACGCGTAACTTTTCCAGTGGTCATGTTGAAGCGATCCATCACCGACGCAACAACTCCCCCATCCCGTTCAATGAACTCCACGCTCAGCATTCCTGCCGAGTTGTAGAGCTTGACATACCACGCATCCGTGGTAGGAGTGGCCCCAGCATTGAACCAGGGTTGAAAGGCTGTGCGGCTGATCTCCATCTCCAGGCCGTAGTTGAAGTCGACGTTCATCTTAGCGACTGCGTTGCGAATGTTAGTGTCCATTGTATCCACTATCCTCCTACTAGGAGAAAATCAAATCCGTTTTGAATACAAATGTACTTCCTCCTCGAAGCCGTCCTTGTTGGACTCTTTTTGCTTCCGGTGTTTTGGGTCGCTGAAAAATTCGGCATGTCCAAGTGGGTGACGGTGTTTATTGCTGGCGCGCTGTTCCATCTGACTGCTGAGTTCTCTGGCATCAACAAGGCTTACGTCTTGACTAAGGTCTGAGTGAGGTAGGTTGAGATGACATCGTAGGGACCCACACACTCCCCAGTAAAGTACAAAGCAAACCGATCAAGATACTCGTGAGGCACGCAGCTGTGGATTACCTTCGCAGCGTGCTCCATGCTAATGTCCTCCCCAGATGCTGTATCCCACGTGTAGTATGGATAGAATGCATTGAGACGAGACCGCGACGGACAGTCGAAGGGCGTGCATTTGTCAAATGCGCCACGCAGCAGGCGGATGGGGATGAGACGCTTCGGAAGATCCTCAAGTGTGAGAGTGAGGAATGCCATGGTGAAGTCTTCTTTTCTACAACTACCAAATTCATTTTACCTGTGCAAAACGGATCGATAAGCCGACAGACTAGATGAGTCAGCGTTAAGATGAGTCAAATCCTGAACAAGCTTCCATCAATCCCCCTGGTGGTCTCAGCCATAATCCAAGCATACATGAAGCTCATGATCAACCGACTACCAGAATTTGTGAGAGAAGTGAATCGCGACGGACAGTGGAGTTGGCCCTTGAATCCTGACGGAACTCATGTTAGAAAAGGCAAGCGGAATAATCCAATTTCACATTCTTGGGAGCATTTTAGTGGAGATTGTTTGCGTCAAACACTTACATCAATTGGTTCGGATGTGCGAACCAAGGTGCTGACTGTGGTACCGGATCGGGTCTATTCGTTTAGTTTTGGCGGGACTACCTTCATTATTGGTGGAGACGGTAAGGTGTCTAATGAGTCGAACGAACATGTTCCTGATCCCACAGGACTAAGAATTCATATTGGTGTAAACCAATGTCCTGATAGCATTCTTGGGTGTACTTATGACAAGAAAAGTCAGTTTGGTAGGCAGCCAGATCAACTAAATGGCACTAAGATACTGTGTTTTGATCTGTTTCTGAACTATGACTTCAATGATGACTTTACCTACACTATCAAGCATTACGGTATTGCATGGATCCCTTATGGAACTGAGTTTGAGATTGAGCCCATAGTTGGAAAGGCACGAGCTGAAATGAGGATGCGACTTAAGGATTCTAGGCTGTTCACGATCCACTCGTTCGTCGCCGAATCAGTTCCCCAAATTCCGGATTCAGTTCCATCAAGCAGCACCGAACCCCAAGCTGCTGAGCCGCTAATCCAGTAGTACCCGATCCTGCGAAGGGATCGAGCACCAGTCCACCAGGAGGACACGCAACCTGAATGATGCGCTTTGGAAGTTCAAGCGGGAACATCGCAAAGTGCTCAACACCTTTTTCATGTGTCAGTGGAATCGACCAGAGATCTTCAGGAGTCTTTCCTTTCGGATTATTCTGCACAGACTGAAGTACATACTGTTCCTCCAACATCTCTTCATCGAACCGATCATCCAACTCGAGGTGTTCTTTCAGTTTGACATAGTCCTCAACTCCTGGAAGTGAGCGTCCGTGATCCAGTCGGAGCCAGTGCCCTGCTTTTGACTTGTAACCGAACATCTCATCCAGCTTCTTTGCAGACAGTTTCTTCTCCTTCGCTTGTCCCTTGATATATGCATGCACCTCCAGGTTCCTCTCCTCTGTCATGTCTTGCTTTCGCATCCGCGAATACACGACATCTGACTGCTGCCTCGCACCCGGACTCGCGCCCTTGTTGATACCTGCGTCCTTGAACTTGCCCTTTGAGACCTTCTTTGTGTTGAACTCTGCAATCCGATCGGTCCAACTCGGATACTCCTCCAGACTCAGCGTGCGAGGGAACGGGATCTTGGACTCCGTTGTCGGTGCCTCGCGGAGTGCGTCGAGGTTACAATGGTACGGATAGCTCCAGTACTTGCCCGAATCCTTCGTGAAGAAGTACACCGGTTCCCACGTTGCACAGAAGCGATCCTTCACAGACGATGGCATATGATTCGGTTTGTACCACACAATCTTGTTACGAAGAACCCATCCATTGTCTAACATCGCCATCGTCAATCTCTCAGGGATCATGAGAAGTCCCTTGTTCTCGTACTTGTCTCCAATGTTCAAGAACAGACTGCCCGAATCTTTGAGAACTCGCTTGCACGCAGTGGCCCACGTGATCATCGCAGCAACATAGTCTGCAACCGTGGTCTCGCGTCCGATCTGTCCATCTGCTTCGTAGTCACGTTGCTGAAAATACGGTGGAGATGTGACGATCAAGTCCACCGTCTTCTCGTTCATCGCATTCATGAGTGAAACGCAGTCGCCGATCTGAATATCCATGAGAATACACTATGTCCTAGTGACCTGTTTACATCCATTTTAAATTACCGAACGGCAACTGGCGGCAGTCTCTTCGCGACTTTGGACCATTCAGGGGA